TGACAAGATAAGGCAAAAACTTCTGCCAGATTAACCCAGCACGACCATCTGCATCTGACCAGTGCGCGGCTGCTAGATCATTTATCCATTGTGATCTATCAAACAATTGGGGTGACTCAATTTGACTTATATCTTTGTTGGCCACTGCCCAACTCACGCAACTTTCATCGTCGGCAAAAATTGGCACATTGGCCATGACCGCTGCCACACTGGCTGAACTGTTGAAAAATACTGCGGCGTAGGCATTTTGCAAATTGTCCAGCAATGAAGATTGTGCAGGATCTACCACAGTTACGTTTGGCAATGATTGAAATTTAGCAAAGTCTTGCAGTTTGTATGCGCCTGGATGGGGTCTGACCAAAATGCGTCTGCCAGAATATGCTCTAATGCGTTTTATCTTGACACCCAACCAGTGTATGGGATCTAGAGTTTTCATGGCAAATCCGCCATCACGTTGCATGCATATCAAGATATGTCCATCTGGTTGACCAACTGGTGTGTTATTTAATTTAATGTTGAACCGTGTGCTAATCTCCATCCATTTTGAATTGTCGCTGTTGCGATTGGCATATTCAGCACGATCATAGAATGGTCCGCCTAGACTGTAACGCAAATAAGTGCCGTGGTCATCTAGATATTTCCAACAGCTGGCATCAATACACATGGTATGAAATTTACGGCGCTGTTGTTCAGCAATAATTTGTTTTCTTAACGCGATATTTCTACCACCTGTGTTGGTTGTGGCCCATCCCAACATCACTGCTAGCCTGCCCGGAACATAGTTGTAGTTATACTCTACTACCACATTGCCGCCTGAGTTTTTGACACCAGCGGCAAAACTTTCCAAACATTCAATTTTTCTAGGATGTTTTTGATAGTTAGCAACTGAGCTAACATACACCACTGCATCAATGGTCATTTAGAATCCGCCAGGCAGTTCCGTCACGCATTTCTACTTCGGTAAACTGACAGTAGGCAATGTGTCTTGCCCAGGCAGCAACTTCATCTAGCGTGGGAATCTTTGGGTTTTCAATTTCACTCAGTGATTGACTGCACAATGCGGCAGCGGCATTTGGTCCCAGTGTGATAGCTGGCTTGCCCAGCAACAATGCTTCACCGGCTGCAATGCTAGAGAATGTGACTAAACAATGCACATCTTGTGCTAGAGCCATTTCCATAGTGTTGTCACTTACCCTAGATGCCCGTGTTTGTTTGAGTCGAGTTATTACAGGACGATCAGTGTATTTTTTTATTTCATCTTGTGTGTTTTGCAACCATTCTTCAAGATTGATGTTGTACAAGTTTAGGAGTTTTTGACTGGGTGGTGCCAAGAGGATGTTAGTACCACGATAGAATTTATGTGGCTGAAATCCAGTTGCTTGTAGCCTGTCGACTGGTCTGTCTATAATAGGACCAAAATTTTGCACATTGTTTTTGGTAATCCTGTGATACAGTTTGCGTTTGCCGTTGCCAAAGTACCCTGTATCCATGTAATAAAAATCTCTGCCAGCGGCACGACATCCATCCATTTGTTTGCCTTTGGTGATACCACGTATCACAGCCGGCATCATGGTATCTTGTTGTTTTTCCCAAGTGGATATTTGTCCGCCGGCACCTTGGACAAAACTTTGCAGTAGTGGATCGTACATGTGACCTTTCCTTTTGTATCTGTATTCACTGTCTAGTGCCACAACTTGATCGACAGGCACAGCAGCCAATTGTTCTTGTAGCTTTTCCAACGTAATGCCGTAGTACGCACCTTCGGGATCCACACGGTATTTTAAGATGTTGTCAAATATTTGTCGTATCTCTGTTGTAACTTGATCTAATACATGTGGATCAGGAGGTGGGGGTGGAGGGACAGGAGGCGGTGTTGTTAGTTCGTTATATGCTTGAATCCAGTTACCGCCGTATTCAGTTTTGACATAATTTGGAAACCAAGGGCCGCCTTCGGTATAATGTATGGCTTTTGGTTTACCATCTTGTGGCTCATGATACCAATTTACCAACCAATTCCAAGTCTTGTCAAGACTTCCAATTTCATAACCAGTCCAGTTAAATCTATGTAAAAATTCACCAGTCTGTGAACTGACAATTTCAGGAGTCAGTGTTTGACAATCTGGATGCGCACAGTTAAACAACATCAAACTCGACCAATTTTTTCTTGGGTATTGATATTGTGTTTTGCCATCCATTTTTATAGCGTTGGTTGGCTGATAATCGTGTTGCACCACAGAAACTGCTATGCTACTATTGGTTGCACATTCAAATAGTTCTTTAACATCATGTTCAAACAAAAAATCGCAATCAACAAATACTGCATTTCCTTGATAGTTACAAAGATAGGGAACTAAAAATCTAGTAAATGTAAATTCTGTAGAACTTTGCAAATCTGGCTCTCTAGTATAAATTTCTTGAGCACGTAGTTCTGCTTGTTTGAGAAAGTGAATTTCCACTGGCACTGTAGCATGTTTTTTAATGCTGTACTCACAGACTTCTGCAGCCTCAGGTTCTCTACTGTCCCATCCAATAAAAATTTTTAGTGTCATTGTTTTGTTTTAATTGTGCCAACAGTTTCTCGTTCAATGTCACTATGATCAAATTCTGCCCAATACAGTTCAAATGCTACTGTATCTTGTACCGCTTCAAATTGATGATATTCACCAGGTGCCACTTTAGTATATTGTCCTGCTGTAAGTACAGTTTCGTCTACTAGATCGTATCCGTTTTTCCAAACACGAATAATCAATTTACCAGACTCAACAAAAAATCCATTCCATTTGAACTTGTGTTTATGTTTGGAACAGACGCCGCCTGCACAAGCTTCTATCCTGTGAAATTCCAACACTCCGTTGGCTTCTAGCAGTTCGGTTTGCCCCCATATTTTTCCAGCCTTCATTTTCTTTCAATGTCCTCTTCCACACAATCTTCACCAAACTGTATTTCAATCAGTTTGAGTGGGCGATCAGTTTCGTTACACAGTTGGTGCCACTCGTTGCGGTTGATCCAGCATGATTCATGTATGGTCATGTGGTCTTTGACATCTCTATCTGTGCTGGAATCTAGTGTGTATACTGTGGCTTCGCCTTCGGCTACAAACCAAAACTCTGCTCGTTTTTCATGCCGTTGCATGCTTAGACAAGTCTTAGGAGCAACAGTAAGTTCTTTGAGTTTGGTGTTGGTACCAACTTCGTGTAACACACGATAGTATCCCCAGGTACGAGAAGTCTTGGGTTTTTTCCACTCTTCTAAGATCCAGCTAGAACTGTTGGCTTTGCTAAACCCACCAATACCAAACGCAAACGTCAGTCGACGATTGTCAATATCCATTTCTGGAATATTTTTATCAGTTCTATCGCCACCATTGGCAAACACCAAATCAACATCAGTTGTGTCTAACATGCGTTGAATCAATGCTTTTGCCGATCCGTCAGTGTCATCAAAATCTAATACACGGTCAACACATTGCAGTTCAGACAACACTGCATAGCGTTCAGCATAAGGCATAAAAGGCCTGCCTTTTTTACGAGCAAGCCAACTATCGCTGTTAAGCCCAACTACCAGTTCATCACCCAATTTGCGGGCTGCCTGTAGATAGGCAATATGTCCTGAATGCAGTGGATCAAATCCACCAGTAACAATTACAATTTTTTTCATATCGGTATTTACACCTGGATATCCTCCATGCCAGCAGTTCTTAGACGAACAATGTGTCCGAGCATGAAATTTTTGCTTTCAAGCGACTTCATGATTCCCAACCAACGATTACGTAGATATGCTACTTCGTTGATTATGGTTTCGTAGTCAATGACTTCGTCTTCGCCGTCTACATATTTTTCGGCATCTCTACTGGTCAACGCACGAGCATAGCCTTCCAGGTACTTTTGAAAGTGCTTTCTGCGTATTTTACGCAGTTGTATGTTGAGATAGTTTAATACAGCCTCAATTTCTTGAAGCTGGTTGTATCTAAACTCAGTCAAGCCCGGGAGTGCTGTGATGTTTTTTTCTACCAAGCCGCCAATACGGCAGTCTTTTTTAGCGTCAGTTATTTCACGCTCGTAGTGTGCTATAAAATCTGGAATAGCATCAAGATTGGCAACTACTCGACTATACCACATAACTTATCCAATTTAAAAAATACTTTGGGTATATAGATATGTCAAGATCTTTTCGTCTGTCGACAAACTCAGTAAGAAATTGCTTGATACCCTGGCGTTGAGATTCAGTTGGCTCTGCTGACATTGATTGCACAATTTGATTTTTCATTGATTCGGGTAACAACTGTAACTGTTCTATTATAAGTTGTTTGCTCGTAGAATCAAGAACATATGGAGCCATCATGTCTGGTTGATACGCAAAAGTTATTCTAATAGTATCATCCTTGAATTGTTTAGCAAAATTAGCAAATCCAAATACAGTTAAATTTGAAAGTGTGGATTGGAACTCATACTTTATGCCATGCTTGCGAATTAGTTGGATTTTGTGTTCAAAATCCAACCAGGAAGAACCATAGCGATTGAATTCATGTAATTGATTAGTACATTCTGCACTAATAGTTAGATACAAATTTTCAACTGCTTTTAAACGGTTTAGCATTTTTTCAAATCTTGAAACATTCACGCCCAATCCAGTGTATATCTGTATCTTGCAATCTTTTGAGAATGGTAATTGACTGATTGTTTCTATCAGCTGGTTATCCAAAAAAGGTTCGCCCCCTGTTACTACTAATTTTTTTAGTGTCTGAGCAACCAGTTTGATCTCGTTTAGTAAACTTTGATAATGCAAGGTCGATTTTAATGCCGACTGACTAACTTTCATCAAGACAGTATCTTTGATCGTTAACGCAAATCTGTTTGTGTCAGACTGCACAGCATAGTTTCCGTTTATGGATAAATCTCTGCGCCAGGCAGAAGAATATTCTTTACAACAATAACTGCAAGTCAAATTACAATCACTACCAATTGTTAGATCAACAATCTCTGGATTGGTCTTAACCACTGAGTGGGTGCGCTGTGTGCCCATTTGATACTGTCGTGGGCTTTGGGCACCGTTGTCTTCAGCAGGCCAACAATTTTGTTCACAACTTGAATTGCGCTTATTTTCCAACATCATTTGCCGTTCGGCAACATTGACATCAGTGTTAAACAAATTACCTTGATTATTCTTTAGCCAATTAAAATCAACTGGATGCGGACTAGCTGCATGACAATTATAAGTGGTCGCAGATTCCAAGTCAATCTTTAGAAATTTGAACTTCATGGAGCAGTAATAGTCCCGAATTTCAAAAACTTTAGACATTAATTTTCCCAGTCTTCGTTGTAATCCTCTTCTTCAGGATCCTCTTCTTCGTCTTCAGTGTAGTCTTTGTCGTTGTCAAGATATGCCGTAAGTGCTCGTTTGATATCTGTATCGCCTTTGAAAGCGTTACGGATGTCTTCCACATCACTATCATTATCCATTAGAATCTGAACCACAGTTTCTGCTGCTTCATTGCGGTCAACTGTGTTTACATATCGCTTGAGCTCACTCCAAATTTCTGCTGCCACATGTTCACTCATTCTGCTTCCTCCTCGCCGGTACTTACCTCTTCCTTAATGTTTCCGAAGTCTTTCATCACAGTATCAAGACAATTGTCATCGTTGCGTTCCCATCCTTTGCGAAACTTCTTGATAATTTCACCTTCACTTGTGGTAAACACCAGGCTGTTGCCTTCTTTCTTGAGCAGGCCTTTTTTCTCAATCAAGTCAGTAAGACCCGAGTATGGGCTCATGCCTGTTGTGTAAGGAATTTTAACTTGCACGCCTTCAAAGGGCTTGGCGTAACGTGTTTTCATAACTTTACAGCCTGCACGGATACCCATCACATCAGTGATCTTGTTGCCGTCCTCGTCCTCTTTTAGTTTCATCTTCTTCATGGCCACCACAATTGATGAGGCATAAATGAAACCCTGACCGCCTGAGATCTTATCATCTGGGTCAAACATATCCTGTGATGCGTATGTGTGATTGGTACAAACCAAACCCACATTGTATGAACCAAACATGTTCACACAGTTGCGCACCAAGGCGGTGAGAGCTTTGGGTTTACGTCCTAGATCACCCTTCATTTCGCCTGCATCAAACTGGTTCACATCAGTGGGTGTTAACAACATACCCAATGAGTCAATCACAAACATGACCTTTGGACGCTCGCCATCTGGCAAGGCCTTGTAGTCACTCATGAATGTTGAGATAGTTTTAGCCACGTCATCAATCATGGCCATACTCAATTTGAGCAATTTGCTGTCGCTTGTGTCAACGCCAAGTGCTTTGAGCCAATCTTCGTCAAGAGCGTTTTCACTGTCAATCAACACCACAAAGATACCTTGCTCTTGTGCGTTCTTCACAATGTTACCTGAACAGATATAACTTTTACCTGCGCCTGAATCTCCAGCAAACACAGTTACTTTGCCCAGTGGAATGCCACGATTGAAGTCGCCTGAGATCAGGTAGTTTAGTGCGTAGTTGCCTGTTGAGATCCAGTCTGTTGGATCATTAAAACCAATCGACAGTCCGTCGATTGATTTGGTAATTTCCTTGCGGAACTTACTTACATCAAATGGTTTTCCCATGTATCACCTGTTATAAAAATAGAAGAACACAAGAGGTTGCCCCCTTGTGTTAGTGCAGAGATTACTGCTTGTTTTGACGTGCGCGGATCATGGCCAAGATGTCTTGGGCATTACCACTTGGTTTGGCTGCTGCGACTGGCGCGGCAGCTGGTGCTGGTTCTTCATCGAACGCATCCTCAGCAACAGGTGCTGCCGGGGCAGCAACTTTAAGTGCTGGTTTGGCAGCAGGTGCTGGTGTGTCATCTGCGTCACCGGCTGCGGCACCACCAGGTGCTTGTACACCTGCTGGACGGAAGTATTGACCCCAACGCTCAGTGTCGTATGGCTGTCCGTCTACTGATGCTTCAAACATCTCTTTGATCACCTTCAACTCAACATCACCTGGACGCTTGGGCAGGAATGTGCTCAAGTCATACAAGCCGTGAGTTTCAATCGCAGCCTGTTCAGCTTCTGTAAGTGCTGACTCTTTTCTAGCCCACTTGGAACTGTTGTAGTCAGCAAAGCCACCCTTTTGGGTCTTGGTGATACGGAAGTCCAGGCCACGCATCAAGTCAGTTGGCAATTCTTCCAGTTCAGGATCCATCAATGCACCCTTGATTAGAGTAAACAGCTGAGGTCCAATGATGAACTTGCGGATGGGATTGTCCGGAGTTTTGTCTTCGGAGATGGGATTCTCACGCACAAAACCTTGGAACAGGTATGAACGTTTCTTCCAGTACTTACGACCCATGTCTTCAAGGCTCTTGTCCTTGAACCAAGTACGAACTTCTGCCAGTACCGGGCAGGCGTCTCCCCACATTTCCACACAGGGTACTTGTACAAATACTTGTTTTGATTCCATCTCTCCTTTGACGCCGTTGAATGGCAGTCGGATCATTGCTCGTTCGACCCAGAAAAATGTGTTTTTTGTGTTACCGTCAGGTAGGAAGCGTAGTGTGACCGATTGACCTTCTTCCATGTTCCAGTGTGGATAAATTGCTCGATCGCCTCCACCTTGGTTTGAGTTGCCTTTTGTGTCAGCTGCCTGTAGTCTTGCTCGGATTTCTGCTAAAGATGCCATAGTTTG